CTATTCCTCTATCATGGTATCATACATTTTTTTGAGTACGATAAAAGCATCCTTATCAATTCCTTCAGTATCTGGGTGAATATATTTTGCAATATTCTTAAACCATTTTTGTGCTAATTCTTGGTTTTCATACATCTGATCGTTAATACCTAGTAATTCATTTCGTTTCTTTCCTTCCAGTTTTGTTAAAATGTATTCGTATTTTTTACTTTTATTAACAAAAAAATCATCACTAAAACCAACCCAATTTTTCTTAAGGCAATTAATTACTTCAAGTAATTCTTCATACGTATTTGCATTTGTGTTCAAAGGAAATATTAACGCATTTATCTCATTTCTAATTATTTCCTTACTTCCAAGAGATTCCAACTGTGATATATCTTCTATATTCGAAAACTTGTTCATTTTCTCAGTCCCTTCCTTCACCTCATAACCATTTCAAATGCCTTTTTCTTAGACATTCCATAGTCCTCAATAAATACATGAATAGACTCCCCGGTACTTTTTTTACAAATTATAGCTTCGCCCAAATCTGTAAAATAACCTTCTAATTCATCCTCTATTTCCAAATCAACTGTATCTAATATTTCCAGCCACCCATAATCATAATCTTCTGTCTCATACGCAACAAAGCCTCTTTTATAATTCACTTTCTGAACCACTGCTCTCATGATTATTTACCTCCTTATCAACATCTTTCCAGCTTAATAACAATGCTAGATAAATAAAAGTAACTAAAACGCAAATAACAAATAAACCAAGTGATATAATTGGCACACATAAACAACTATAATTATATGTACAATCTATTAATGCACACACCAAAGGGAAAAAAACTCCTAAAATTGAAAAAATGATAAAAATAATCAATCCCGATTTCATTCCTTTTGGTTTTTTTATTTCCCTCTTTTTTTCTTCATACTGTGATTTTTCAAATTTTAATTCTCCAATCCTCAATTCCAGTTTTTCGGCTTCTCCTGCTTTTTCGTGATACCACAGTCCCGCAGTTTGTGGAACAATATCTCCAACATCAATTAATGATGCAGAAAATAATAATGAATTTGCACTTCGCTTTTTTGCCCTCTTTTCAATCTCAAATAGCACTTTTTTACAAACCCCATAATCAAATTCATTTGTATACTTTTTTGCCAATACCACTGGTACTTTATCTGAATTCACATCACAGACTTGTTCTTCATTCAAATCAAATATTTCTTCACAAATTTTTAATGCTCTCACCCAGTACCTTTCCATTTTAAAATAATCGAGCTTTGGTTTTTCTTCTGGCTTATAAACTATATCTATACTTCTATGATCTACCAGCATAGACACATTATCTCTTACAAAATCAAGCGCATCATCATCGTCTAATTTTTCTATTATATCATCGTGCTGCTTAGTTTTCATATTGAGCTCATCATTAATTTCCTTGATTTTGTCTAAAATGTTGTCTCTATCAGCACTGATACTTATTAATTTTGAAGCAATAAAGCCGCCAATAATTGCTATAATAGTTGCTGAACATCCAGCAATTGAATAAAAGAAACTAGAATAATCCAACTTAATAGCCCTCCATACCTTTTTACACAAAAATAGTATTAAACAATTTTATCGATATCATCTGTCTCAATTTGAGTATTTCCGCCCAGAACAGAAGCCAAAACAGCCACTGTACCGCCAACTACAATAGTAGCTAAAGTAGCCATACCCGCAATAAATCGCTTATTCTCTGTATCCTTCTTATCAACTTTCTCAGCAACATCCTTCATCTGCTCGATAATGTATTTTTTCTGTTCAAATGTTAGATTTTCATTTTCGAGCTTTTTTTGAAGTGAAGTAATTATGGCATTATACGTGTCATAAACCGCTTTAACACTTTCATTATTAGACTCCAATCCCTTATCCAATGATACCTTATATTCTGTTAACATTTCTTTAGTTGTATTAGCAAATTCGGGGAACTGCTCAAGTGCCTTCTTTGCTACTTCTGGATCCATCTTGTCTAACATGGATGCCATTTTAATCACCTTATCTTTAGTAAGGTGTCTAAAATCTGCAATATCTAGTTTTTTAAGTACTTTTTCTTCTGACATCATAGTATTATTCCTCCTCATTCGCTAATTGACCTAATACAAAATTACATTCCGTTATCTGCTGCTGGTCATTTGTTATTTCACGCTGCAACTGTTCTATGGCTGCTAATTTCTGGTTGATAGACTGATTACGTCTCTCAATTTCTTCCTGAAGATATCTAGTTACATCCTCTTTTGAGAAAGACTCATCACCAGTCTCCTTTGCCTTTTGGACTGCCGCCAAATAAGTAGCTGCAATACCACCTACAATTGGAGCCGCTGCAATCGGCATCATCATAGCTGCACCTACTAGGCCACCAGCCATACCAGCATATTTAGGTGAGCTCTTAAGAAACTTATTCAAATCACCTTCAGTTACCACGTGTCCATCTTTTCTAGATGCCTTTTCCGCATGCAACTTTCCACTACGAATCCATCTTCGAACCGTTTCCGGTTGCGTATTAAGCATATCTGCTATCTGTTTAACATTATATGTATCCACTGAGCACACCTCACTTTCTTTGTCTCTAGTAATAGAATATCACCTTTATACACATTTTGCAACATAAATGTTGTATTAAAGTAGTATTAAAATTAAAAAAGCCGGTAAGCAAACCACTCTCGGTTCACCCACCGGCCATTTAACTTTATTTCTTATTCAGTTGCTACTTCAAACTCTGTTCCATCATAAAATCTTATCTTAAATGGTATTTTTTTGTATGCCGTTTCTAATTGTCCAATTCCCGATTGGATAATTTCATCTTCTCTATCTTTGTAAGCCATGTAAAATTGCCGCATTCCTGCAACATTACTTCTTGAAAAACCTCTGCCATATTACTTCTGACACTGTCAATCAGCTTTTTTGATTTATCAAATAAATTTTGAAATTCGTTACGCTTACCGCGGCAATAAAAATCGGCATCCAGTCCGAAATGATTCGCTGTCGGATATTTGAGATTTGTATTTAAAACGCCAATATCGGCGAAAAAATACAAAAGCAGGTAATTTTGTATTATAAAAATGCTTTATTTTCGCCAAGTACGCAAATAAAAGAAATTCCGTACAAAAATTCCTGATTTCGGAACTTTTTTGTACGGAATCCAATGTTTTTATACTGTTTACACCAAACTGACTTCTCTATCAAGGGTTTTATCGTGTCAAGAGCGTAACTGCTTCGACCATTGTTTCATTTTCCAAGGGCAATTCTTTCACTTCTGTCCCATTCACTGGAACGGGGAAGTTGAAGATAATCTTCCTGATCCAGTTGCCATCCGGCTGCCTTTCCGGGAACAACTCGATTCGCTCGATAAATGCCCGCATAAATTCTTTTCGCTCCACCTCGGAGGCGGCTTCATAGACCTGATCGAACGCCAACAGTAAGCGATAGATGTTGTCGCCAGAAATTTTCTCCTGTCGGATACTCCGTATCTGGCTTTGCACATCGTCAATCTGGACTTCAATCTCATCTATTGCGCCATATTGCTCGTCATAGCGGCGCTGCAAATCAGAAATTTTCCGGTCATAATACGGGTCATTCACATCCAAACCGTCCATCTGCCGTTCCAGGCGGGCTTTTGTGCCTAACGTCTGCCGAAGCTGCGCTTGCAACGCTTCCAGCTGTTTCTCTAAGTCGTTCGTATCGACAGCGGAGCCAATTTTCGCCTTGATTGCATCCGCAAACCGTGGGTTGCTGACCATAGCGGAGATAATTGACGCTACCATGCGGTTCATCTCTGTCTGTTCAATGTTCAGCCGGAAAGTGCACTCGTGGCCTGTTGGCGTTACCGTATTCTTGCAGTAATAGTAATAGCGGGTCTTTTTGTCCTTGCTGTGGGCTTTTGCAATATTCCCGTACAGGCTTTTGCCGCAGCAAGGGCATTTCAGAATGCCGGACAGAATATGTGCATGGGTAGGATCGTTGACCTTCTCACGCCGATAAGCATTGACTTTCCGTTTCTCCTGCGCGAGATTCCAATCTTCTTCTGAAATGATAGCCTCATGCTTTCCCTCGTACACGGGGAACTCCGACTGCTCAACCACGTGCATCTCATTTCGGGTGCCGATCTTCTTCTCTGTCCGGCGTCTGCCATAGGCGATTTTCCCCATATATACCGGATTATCAATGATACTTTTCACAAAGCTGGCGGAAAAACCGGGAATAGTACCGTTCTGCCGCATCTTTTTCACAAAGCCCTGCCGGTTCAGATATTTCGCCACGCCGCTAACACCATCGTTGGTGTGAATATAGCGGTCAAAGATGGTGCGGATCACGTCCACTTCATCCTCAGCAATCAACAGTTCGCCTTTTTCAAGGCGGTATCCATAAGGGGCAAAGCCACCGTTCCATTTTCCTTCACGGGCTTTCTGCTCCCGTCCGGCCATCGTCTGGGTCCGAATATTCTCACGCTCTATCTCTGCCACCGCAGAAAGGACAGAAATCATCAGCTTGCCGGAATCTTTGGAACTGTCAATGCCGTCTTCCACACAAATCAGATTGACACCGAAATCCTGCATCAGCTGCAAGGAATTTAGCACGTCAGCGGCATTCCTGCCAAACCGGGACAACTTGAATACCAGTACATATTCCACTCCGTCTTTGCAGTCCTGAATGTCTTGCAGCATCCGCTGAAATTCATGTCTGCCCTGAATATTCTTACCGGAAAAGCCTTCGTCAGAATATTCACCGGCCACTACCATATCTTCGTATTCAGCGTATTTCCGCAGCTTGTCTCGCTGAGCATCCAGACTGTATCCGTCCACCTGCATGGAAGTAGATACCCGTGTGTAGAGATAGCATTTTGTTTTAGTTTTTTTCATGCAGGCCGCCCCTTTCTTCCATCTCTGAACATTCATCCGTAACTTTCTTCTTCGCCAGACCTTCATTCTGAATGTAGTACTCCAACAAACGGAGTACATATTCAGGCGCATGGCGGTTATCCAGTTCCCACTCTGTCACAGTCCGATAGGGAATCCGAAAATATTTACAAAATTCCTTGCGGTTCATGCCGGTGCTTTCCCGCAGTTCTTTTATTTTGGTTTTGCAGTCCATTTCATTTACCCCATAAAGCAAAATACACGTTGCGTATTTATTATAGCATACGCCAATCAAATACGCAACGTGTAAATTCAATTTACATCAAGCGGCTTTGTCAAATTCCTGATACACAGGAACGGGTTGCTTTCCTGATACCGCAGACTGTGTACAGCCATCCTTCGCAGTCTCCTGCATCTGCTCCAACAGCTGCGGCCCGTACTTCTGCAACAGCCGCGCCATCACATCAACACAGCGGTCAAATGCCGCATTATATTTTGGATCATCATAAACTTTGCTCAATAGGCCGCTCCTTTCCTCTATGGCTGCTCTGCGCATAGATGTTCAAAACTTCTGCCGGTATCTGTTCCAAAATCGCCACGGCACTGTCATAGTCGCGCCGCAGCTTGAGGTCTTCGATCTGCTTTAGGGTGCTGACCTTCTGCGCCGATGCAAGAGATTCTTCCAGCTCGGCATTTTTCGTTTTCAGCTTTTTGTTTTCGGATGCTGTTTTCGTAAAAGCCACGCCATATTTCCGCAGCAGCGTGTCCATCTTCTCCACGCTGGGAATATAGCTATCCAGAATCTTGCAGATTTCCTCCGCCCGGCTTTTGGCGTTAAAGGGATTGATTCCAGTGAGCAGATCCTCCAGTTTGCTTTTCTGTTTGGTCAGTCTGGTCATCTCCTTAAATACGCGGGGCGGGATATGGTCGCGCCCGGTCAGGCTGGCGCTCTCGCCACGCTCCAAATCTGGAAACTTCTTGACCATGTGTTTCCAAAACTCATCCTGCCACCAGGTCAGCTTCTTTTTATTGCCCATGATGTCTTTGGCGCTGAGCCTGCCGTCCTCCGTCAAAGGGACAAAACAAAGGTGCATATGGGGCGTTTTCTCGTCCATATGCACCACGGCGGATATAATTGTCTCTTTGGACTGATGCTGTTCCAGAAAGTGCAGAGCTTCCTCGAAAAATACCCGAATTTCCGCCCGTTTCTTTCCCTTAAAGAACTCCGGGCTGGCTGTGAACAGCGTCTCGATCATACGGATACTGTCTTTCCGGGTACGGCATCCGGCAGCGGCAATTTGCCTCTCTGACTCGGCCCGGTACTTGCCGGGCGGTTTGACCAGATGGAAGTTGTACTTGCTTCGGCTGGTATCCACATCGGGATTACTGGCGTACTTTTCCTTTGTGCGCTCGTTATGGGCCTCGATATTGCCGATTTCAGGCCCCTTATATTTGGCAAATCGCATAATCGCGTATTGTGCTTTTTCCATACTCAATCCCTCCGTTTCTGCCAGACAATGTCATATCCCAGCACGTCAGCCAACTCCACGGCCTCCCGATACCGCAGCGATTCCCGCTGCAATTTTCCGGAAAGATTGGATACGCTGTCGCTCCACCCATACTCATCGTGCAGCTGGTCAACGACTTCCTGCATGGTGTAACCGGCGCGGATGATCTGCGCCTTGATTTCGTTTCGGATACTTGACTTCATAAAATATATTCCTCCATTTTCGCAAGTGAAGCCCTTTGTCACTTGATAGATAAAACATGATTTTCGGTTGCGTCATAAAAAGAACCGGCTACGCTGGGGAGCGCACCGGCTTTGGTCAATGGTGAAATTTGTGCAAATGCTGTTTTGCGATAGAAATGATTCCCTGCGTATCGTTGGTCAACGGCGGAATATTCGACTTCGCAGAAATGCGGGACTTTTCACTGTTCGGGCTGTATTGTCACAAAATGCTGCAATCTGTACGTCGTTCCGTGAGCCACCATCCGGCGAACTGTATACGGATAAAAGAGAAACATTTCGCTGTTTTGAGATTGCTCTAAAATATGCCTGCAAAATCACCGCTTTTACTGACCGCTTCAGGTGTGGTCAAAATGACCACACCTACTTCACAGCACAAAAGCGCGAAGAATTTCACGGTTCTGGTGGTGGACAAAATATCCATAACCACTTTTACACATCAAAATAGGTGTACCCAAAATGGGCACGACCACTTTATCCAAATGAAGCGCCTCTACAATATATGAGGTAACAGGGTCAATCGCTGCGTACATACGTACCGGCGACCAGATCGGAAATCAATCCCGCCAGTCTTCCGGTACGTACGTACACTGTGAAGCGTCCGTAAACTCGTTTATATGCGGCCTTGCCACTGCCTCGATCCCCATAAAGCCCCATACCCGGCGTCCTGCCGAATTGGTAATCGTGTTGCAGTGTTCCAGATTGTACTTACCGCAGGCTGCCACCAGCGCATCGCTGAAGCTGCGGCGTTTGAGTGCAGTCAGGCTATTTTCCTCGCACCACATCCGGTAAATGTCGTAGCAATCCTTTGAACTGATGGACGCATCCGCTTTCAGCTGGATATAGCCCTCGGATTCCAGAAAATCAAACACATTATTGTTGTCCCGCTTGACGGCCTCCCGGTTCTCTTTGGTGCGCTGGCTCTCGGTGAACTTGAAGTTGTTCGCTACCAACCGCTGCAATCCCGCAAAAGCCCACAGCAGAATGCCCTCCACCTCGGCCTTCATCTTCTCTGCCAGGTCGGGATCATCCACACGGTCGGCAGGTTTCTCTTTGGCGGTCAGCACCAACTGCCGCCGATAAAAGCCATCACTGCGGTCAAAGAGAGCCTGCAAGTCGCCATTGCTGAATGCCAGCAGCCGGGCGCACATCCATCCCTGATAGCTCTGCTTGCCTTTACGCTCCAAATCCATTTTACCCTGTGCGGTGACGATGGATTTGACATAGTTGGTCTGCCGCAGGGCCTCCATCCGCATATCATCATCGACACACAGCAGAATGTGTTCCAGATCAGCGCGGGCAAAACGGTTCTCGGAAATTTTGCCGATGCTGCCGTCCTTCATGTTGCTGCCGAACAGGGCGGACAGCACCGCGCCGATCTGGCTCTTACCCTCGCCGCCATTGCCCTTAATGACCATCATGCGCTGTCCCTTGTTGCTGGGGATCAGGCAGTAGCCGATATATTCCTGCAAAGTGGGAATGTCCTCCGGGTAAAGAAGCCCATCCAGAAAAGCCAGCCAGCGGGTCGGCGTGGGCGCATCGGGATTATAGGCCACCGGCAGGCGGCAACGCACGATGTCCGGTTTTCCCTCCGTAAAGGAGCCATCCAGAAACAACGTGCCGTTTGCCAGATGAATGCGGTCAGCCTCCGGCGGGAAATCCTCTACCAGCGCCGCCAGCTTCATCAGCTCCACGATATTGCTGATTTTGCGGGGGATATTGCTGACCGCACAGCATTTCAGTTCCTCAAAAATTTCTCCACGCAGTGGCAGCTCATCGGTCACGCGGCCATCAGGCGTGAAAAAAGCTCCGTTTGTGTAGATGATTTTGTGTCTGCCGAGAAAATCATCACAAAACAGGGCTTCATTGATACTCTTGCCGTCAAACCAGATGGGCTGGTTGGCCTCACGCGATTGCTCGTTCTTCGCCACGGTGCTGCACCTCCTTTTCCAGACGTCTGAGCCGCTGCTCCAGCGCGGTGATAGTGCCGTCCTTCAGCAGCATATCCACCGCTTTCACACGCTGCTTCAGTTCCGCAAACATGAGAACGTCCAACAAATCATTTACATACTCGATCATATGACAGGCTTCCACAAAGCGGTCATCCAGTTCATCCTCCGGCGATTGCGGGGCATATTCGACCTTCCAGCGTTCCAGCAGATGCAGATAATCGCAGAGCACCCGCTGGCAGTGTATCTCATCGTTGCGGAAAGCCTGCGCCAGCGGATAGGGCTTTTTCAAAGCCATCGCTGCCGGGGGCTTGTCCGGGTCGATGCCAAAGTCATAGGCCAGCTTCTTTGCGGCCTCGTAGCTGCTCAGGCCGAACAGCCGCGCCACAAAATCGATCACATCCCCGGTAGCCCCGCAGCCAAAGCAATAGAAATAATCCCTGTTCAGCTTCATGCTGGGATGCCGGTCATCGTGGAAGGGGCAGCAGATCATATCGCCCCGGTTGACCTTACAGCCGTAGTATTCGGCGGCCTGCTTCACGGTGACAGCGGATTTTACAGTTTCAAATAAATTCATAGGCTTTGTCCTCCATTATTTATTGACGGTATCTGCCCGTCTGCCTGAATATACGGGGAAAAAGCCTATAAACCGAAAAATCCGCTAAAAGTGCAAGAAATGAAAAAACGCCGCCCTGAAATCTTGCAAAAATGCAAGACCTCAGAGCGGCGAAGCCAGCGGAAAGCATTTGCCCGCGCTGGTTTTATCAGGTATAATGGATAAAGAGAGTTTTCAGAAGAGAGGTGCGTCACATGGAGGGAGCCTATCTGCCCGGCAATATCCGGCAGCGGATGCAGGAGCTTATGAAGGAACATAAAATTACCCAGGCACAGCTGGCGACCCGCATCGGCAGCACCGAGAGCGCCATCAGCCGGTTTGTCAGCGGTAAGACTGATAAGATCAGCACAGAACATTTGCTCCGCATTGCGAAAGTGTTTGAAGTCTCCACAGATTTCCTGCTGGGGGAAGTCAACACGCCCGACCGGACAAATTTTGATATTGAAGAACTGGGCCTGTCGGTGCAGGCGGCGCGGAATCTGTACACCGGAAAAGCCAATGCAGAGATCGTCAACCGCCTTTTGGAAAGCCCTCGCTTTGCAGAAGTCACCTATATGATTGAGCAATATTTTGACGATACGCTGGCCGCCGGTTTCGCCGGACAGAACCAGATGCTTACTACTCTCAGCGCCATGCTGCGCCGAAACAATAAAACAGACGCTGCGGTGCAGGCGGCCAGAACTGTCAACCGGCAGAAAGTTCCCGTATATCAGGCAGACCTGACGATGATACAGAACACATTTATGGCGGCGCTGCGGGAAGTGAAGAAAGAGATCGGCAACGATTTCACAGCAGCGCAGTCCTTGACCAAGGGCATCACTCAGCAGATGTTTACCGAACTCACCAAAGGGGCGGATGTTCATACTCCGACCATCACGCCCGAAATGATTTCCGCCGCCGTCACCCAGAGCGCAGCGGGGATGGACGGTGTGCAAAAGGAAGCATTAGACAAGTTCGGTCAGGCGCTGACGGAATTTCTCCAATCCACCTTAGACCACGCGCAGGAGAAGCAAAATGCCGACCCGGAGCAATGAGCAGCTGTGCAGACTGGCACAGAAAGGGGATACGGCTGCCCGTGACATTCTGCTGGAAAAGAATCTGGGATTCATCCGAAAAATTGCGCTGGAGCAATACCGAAACATGGGGCTGGATGAAAATGATATTGGAATTGATTTGGATGATTTGATGCAGGAGGGAAGTATCGGCCTGCTGAACGCGATCCCTTTGTTTGATGCCGGACGGGGCATGAAATTTCTGACCTATGCAGCACCGGCGCTCCGCAACGCCATGACGGACTGCATCCGCGCCGCCCTCGGTTTATTTGAGCAACGGATGGTGGATAAGAAAGACGCCCCCGGCTTCCAGAGAGTATATCTGGATGACGTTCTCTCAGAGGATGAACGGATGCTGCGGATCGAAGCCATAGCCGACCCTCACACCCAAACGCCGGAGCAAATCTATATCCAAAAAGAGCAGCTGATAGAATTGTATGCGGCGCTGGACAAGCTGACAGCCAGAGAGCAGACCTATCTGCTGTACCGCTATGGCTTTACCGATGGAATCGAGCACCCGCTGATCGGCGCGGCGCTCCATTTCCATCTCAGCGAGAGCCGGACAAAGAAGGTGGAGGGCGAGGCGATGGACAGCCTGCGCGGAAAGCTGCCGTGGTGGTTCTGATACGATGGGAAGCAGCGGCTGACGGGGGCTTTGATATACCTTTGTTCCGCAAATGACACGGCTGACAGACAGTGCTTGCCCGCACCGCCTGCCAGCCTTTTTCTGTCGCTTATGCTGCCCCGCAAGGGGCAACCTTTCCCGCCAGAACGCCGCAACTGTGGCCACACTTTTCAGGGTGTGCTACAATTCCGGCTGCCATCTGCTCCACAAAGGTATAACACACTAGACTTTCCTACGGAAAATCGTGTGCCACGAAACCGCCGGTTTCTTTGGATTCTTCCGGTCAAAGGGGAACACTATCCCCTCTGAACACCCCAGACAAAGGAGAACGCTGTTCCCTTTTGGAATCCCCTTGCCAATAGGGATGCTACCGCCCTATTGAATGATTTAGATAAAAAACAAAATAAAGCATAGTTCGCCAGCACACCGCTATTCTGTCATTACCTTACACAGACATCTTGTAACTTTTTCGTTAAGCCTATTGACTCTGATACTTCGGAAGAGATATAATATAGTTGCTACTTAGCTAGCCTAAATAGCAAAGCTAAAGAGAGGCGACGATATGAATAACAAATATGTCCAGCAATTCAAAAAAGGCTCTCTGGAAATGATACTTTTGTGCCTAATCGGACGCAAGGAAACTTATGGATATGAAATTATAACTGAATTGAACAATAGTGCGTCTGTTTTGGGATATGCGAAAGAGGGAACCATTTACCCCATTTTGTATCGTTTGCAGGAAGCAGAACTAATCAAATGCCGATTGGCTCCGGCTGCGGCAAATGGCGGCTCAAAAAAGTATTATTCTTTAACGGATAAAGGCAGGAATGTACTTGATGAACTAATCTTATTTTGGTCAAGCTATGAAAACTGCGTAAACGGCTTTATAGAAAGTTATCAACAAGCGAGGGTATCCAAATGAAAGAACAATATATCAAACAGGTTGAAAAGGAACTATCTTTACCACGCAAAATGAAAAAAGAGGTTGTACGTGACTTGAATGAAGTTTTTGCGTCTGCTATGGAGCATGGAGAAACAGAGCAGCAGATTATCCAGCGTTTGGGGACGCCAAAAGAATTTGCAGACAGCACCGCAGAACAGTTTGGCATTGATAACACCAAATCGAAAAAAAGGAACGGTATCATTTCTACTCTTGCTGCGCTTGTTATCGCGGCTGCTGCCTTTTCGGTATATGCTGTTACACAATCAGGAAAAGTACCAGAAGGAGCAATCGGACAAGCCGACGCGACAACAAATATACAGATTGAGGGCGCGTTTGCCTTTGATATTTCGCAAATCCTTTTGGCTATTGGGTTTGCAGCAACAGCTATTGCTCTTTTGTTAATTATCCGAACCATACACAAAAACAGGAGGTAACCAATGAAGAAATATATTTCTGTATTCACAATCATGATTATGATTTTTTTGGCTGCGTGTTCTAATCAAAATACCTCATCTACACCGACAAGCAATGAGAACAATACGCAATCTAATAGTGTTACAAAATTGGACGAGGGTGTTTGGCCTGAGAATGAGTACACAGAGGGGCTTCCTGTTGCGCCTGGTACGGTTGCATGGGCTACACTTGATACAGAACATGAGAATTGTAATATCAACCTTACCGGTATTAGCGAAAACGACTATAACGAGTATATGGAGCTTTTGAACCAAGAAGGCTTTTCCGTAATTGAAAATGTGTCAGAGGAAATCGAGGGAGAAAACTATGTTTCTATCGGGACACTTTTATCAAACGACGAAAAGTGGTTAAGTATCAGCTACATACCCAATAGTCTAACTATCTACATTTCCTTTGACAATAACTGAAAGAGATCACGGAATAGCAAAGCCAGCCGAGCCAGTCAACGGTCAAGATGAACGGCGCAAGCGCCGCCGTTGACAGCCCCGCCCGCCTTTGCAGATAGGCAATCAAGGGGCGACAGCAAGGAGTGCTGCCGCCCACAGTATTATCAGAGAGGGAGAATTCTATGAGAAATCGGATTGTAAAAGTGACAGAAGTTGTAGTCAGAAGCGCTTTTTACATCATCTCAAACTATGTATTTGTTAGCATGGGACTATCATTTCATACTCAATGGATTTCAATTCTATTTTTGCTTTCAATGGTATGGTCTACTATTGATTACGGAAAGTCCATAAATGAAATAATCGAAAAAAAGGTAATTGCTGAAATACTATGTATATGTTGCATTGCACTGAGTATAGCGATGGCATATTTTGTGGGATATATTCAAGGAGCATTCGTTTCCCTCTGAAAATACAGGGCCACAACTTTCCGCTTAATATATCAGTATGGAACAAGTTATCAAAAAGTCATGAATGCTCGTAGCTCACCGGCCCGGCCAGCAAAAGCAGTAAATCTGAAATTGATTTACTGCTTTTTTGCTCAATAGACTCTTAAATCATCTGAAAATATTTCAACGCATCCCTGATCGCCGCTTCCTTCTCCGGCGGACATTTTGGCACTTTAGCATCTTCCTTCTTTGACAGATTATAATTTTGCCCCACATCCAGCCCGCACTTGCGCTTTATTTGCGAGATGTAGAGGGAAGACACCTTCAAGCCAGTATGCTCCAACACATACGCCTTGATCTGCTCGTAGGTCGCCCCCTTCTGGAACCCGGACATATCCATATCCTCCAGTGAGAACTCCACACGAACCTTCTTCGAGTCGATTTCTCCCTTGGAAAGCAAGACAACCGTCTCGCAGTGTGTCGATAGGGTAATTGAGATGCACTTTCCAGAGTTTTCACTGTACTCTGGGAGCGAAAAATGTTGCACTCTCTGATGAGACTACAAAAAATTGACATGATGCACTCTCTTATGTCCCTGCATAGAAAAAGATTGCATTGTATTTTAGATGTAAGCCAGATCAGCTTACGATTGACTCTGCTCTTTCTCTATGGTCCACTACTCATCCCTTGATGATAACTTCTAAGATATTGTACCATAGATTGTTTATTTGGGAAATTACTTCCCGATAAAAATGGGCAGAAGAAAACCTCCAAATCTGTTGGGGACTTGGAGGCTTGATTCCGACCATTTACTGTTCATTTTGGATTTTTTCAATTAATCTCAAATTCTCCGGTTTAACAGTTCCTATAAAATTCTTCATTCTTGTGTCAAATGAGAGAACATATGACGATGCATCTATTAAAACACACGCATTCTTGGTTTTATCTATATGATCTAGGCATCCAACACAAAGCATATCAAAAATATCATTCTTGTCTAACTTTTTTCCTCTTTCAAACCATGATGTAAACATTACATCCCGAAGATATCTTCTCTGTGTAGCAGAATATTTTCCTTTTTTAAACATCTCTGACACTTTTACTTTCGCTATATCTAGGAAATGTTGGTCTGTTGCCAAGGTATCTACTATACACGGCATTGTTCCCGTATTTCCATCCAAACCACTTTCAATACTTTTTTGATATGTCTGCTGTACAATACTTATAATATCCTCCTTGTCCTGTTTGCAAGCAACACATCCTTGAATAATAATATTAGTAAGCACACATGCTTCATTCAATTCTTGGATATAAAAATCCTTGAGTACTTTTTTCTCTTTGTTTTCATCATACCCTGACTGCAGTTCTACTTTAATTCTTTCCTCTAATAAATTTTGATATTCCTTATATGCAACTCTTCCAATATACCCCAATATAGCATCTTTGTTTTTTTGTGACAGTCCATCTGTCATCTCTAATTTGTAATGAGCATATAAATCTTTTGTAATTTCAAAAAATAAAAGTGTGAATTTACTCTCAATTTGAATTTTGCTCTTTAATAATCTATCCGCATAATTTTTGAGAGCTGCTTGATCCATATATGCAACACTGGTAATTTCATCTTCACTCACAACATAGTCTGGAATATTATTAAAAAGTGGCAACCCCTTCGCATACCTAAACTCAAGTAAATTTTGTAACACTTTTGGATTATTTCTAAAGTGTGTCATTATCTCAATATATACCGAAGTCGGAAGACTCTTTTCTCTCTGTTGTTCTAAATATTTTTTTAAACGTTCTTCGTCAACAGGTTCTGATGTCATTCCTAATTTGCTTCTTCCATAATATGAATAAAAGGCATTTGCATCCAAAAAAATCATTTTTTCATCCTCTACTTGAATCATTTTTTACCAATAAACTAGTTTGTAATTTTTGTAACTTTTCATACATTATATCACATTTATTCTTTTCGCAAAAATTTTACACAGGACATATAAAGAGAAACCTCCAAATCTATTATAGACTCGGAGGCTTGGTTCCAACCATTTTATTCGCAGTAAACTGTTTTCCTGCTACTGTAAAAGAACTATGCAAGTGCAGGTTCCTTCCCTGCAATAATCGCTTTCACTTCTTCTATATCCTTATCTGTGGCTGAGGCTATCTGCTCTGCTGTAAAACCATTCTTATACATTTTCATAATGAGTCCTGCCTCTCCAATTGCAATACCATCTTCTTTTATTCCCTGACTCAAGTTACACATAACGCTCACATCCTTCCTGAAGTTCTCCTCAATAGGAATATCGTATTCATTTCCAATTATGTTTAGTTTTTCATCTATTGTAAGTTCCTTGGATAACAATGCTCCCAGCAGACGGTGCAGTTCATACGTCTCATCATGTTCCGGCAGATTCTTTGCCAGTCCAAGCATGATGATATTCAGCAGGTCAAGATTTCCCTTCCATTCATAGGAACCAATCAAATCTTCCTTTGTGAGATGCACATGGCTCATGCTGCTCTCGTCCATGTTCATACATACCCAGATGGAATATACACGCTTAATGTCATCGTAGCTGGAGTTCTCAAAATCACGTTCTTTTTGTGATGAAATCAGTCTGCTCACATAAAAGATTGCCCGGTTTAAAATTTCATATCCCGTCGGCTCGTCTTTCTGTGCTTCTACATTGATGATAATCTGTGACAATCCATCTTTCATGCGCACATAAAAAACGATATCAAATCTTACCAGACCTTCATTGATCTCTTCATTTTCTGTGTTGAAACCGACCAGTCTTTCACCATTTTTTTCGCTGGCTGCATTTGTGAGTCCAGGCTCTACCGGTACCGTACTGATATGTGGTGTTCCCTCGATGCAGTTGACCACATCCTTGGGATTCATGCCCTTAAACTCATCAACTGTTTTTACCAGTATATGTGCCAGTATGCTCTTCTGCCCTAACAGACGCTTTGCACTCGTATCATACTGTGCATCCTTGTCTGTTGCTTTCACTGCATTTTTTAATTCTGTATTCACTGGCCTTCCTCCTTTTTGTAACAGATATAGTCATCCCCAAAAAGGCATCTGACCACACCTATATTATAACTTACCCATTTCTTTTATACAATCAATTTTTACATTTGAAAAAGGAACATAAGAAAAACTCCAAACCTGTCATAGACTCGGAGTCTTGATTCCATCCATTCTTCACATTGTCTGCACCTGTACATGTTGTTCCTGCTCCTCATGCTCCAAAGCATCCTGCTCCGGTACATGGTCTATATTTTTCGCTGCTTCCTGCACTTTTGCCATATACCGGATTTTAATGCTGCTATAATCAACCCCTGCCGGTTCCAGCACTTTTTTCTCTAACATGTTTAACATCGCCTCGGTGTCAAATTTCCCCTCAAAATAAAGTTCCTCATCCACCTTTATCGGTACATCCATTTCTTCCGGTGAACTGCCAAGGATCGTCCTCCAGCGTCCGGCTACTTTTCCACACATTTCCATAAACCGCTCATGGATATCCGGCTGTTCATTACAGGTCTGCAAAATCTTTTGTGCCACCTTTCTCCATGTAGGTGTCTCTATCCATTCTCCCGGCGCAAACTGGACTGCCAGTGGTCTTTTCCCTTTCAGTTCCGCCGGGGATACTGTGATAAGGCTGCTTTCCCGGATCGTATCTCTCTTATCTGTATGCATCTCCCCACTCCGGTACATCTGGAGCAGTGCATCACATTTCGTGTTTACAAGTTGTAACATTTCCTCCCTCAGTTCTTCTATCAGTTGCTCATAATTCATACGCTTTTCTCCTCCTGTCGCACACTTACTTCATGTGCTTTTTCTATATCCACTTCCCTTTACTCATTTTCCGCTATATATCGCTCCTGCTGTTCTTTCCTATTTTTGTGCCAACAATAAAACGCCCGGATCATCGGGCATTTTATTCTTACCATAAACTGGCAGGAACAACGTTTCCTATTTGCTTGCTGCCATTCCTGCCGCAGTCTTACTCATATCGAATCTCCTGTTCCATGACAATGCCTGACTGGAACTGTATCAGCAGCTTCTCGCTGGATTCCACTTTGATGGTCGAGATCAGCCGTCTGACAAGGTCATTGTCGAACTCCTGTATCTGGCAGGTGCTTGTGCTTAAGTAATGGTCGATATCTTGGATTCTCTGTTCATAGCTGTCAGCCATCCATTTCTCGTTTCTGGCTGTTTTCTGTGCCTCTTTTAAGGCATTGATTTCCTCTGCTATGGTGCGATAGCGTTCATCAAACTCCGGTGTGTAGGAGCCGGTCTTTGCATTCTCCGCGATCAGTGCCACCATCTCTTCCTGCTTTTCTTTTATCTTTTCTTCGTATTCCTCAGACTCTTTTGCGGTGCTGTAGTTCCCGATGACATGGATGATGTTCTGCCGGAAGTTTTCCATAAATTCCATATCATCACTCGTGATCCTGTGGATGGCTTCCATCACCGCCCTGTTTAATGTGTTCTCTTCGAGTGTCTCGGATTCCCCGCATTTCTTCACTCCGTTAGTCAATCGGTTGCTGCATCTCCAGACAACTTTCTTTTTCCCGTTTCTCGCCCAGGTGACTCTCCGGTACTCCTGCCCGCATTTTCCGCAGATCAGCATGCCGGTCAGTGCATAGGTGGAGGAATACCTGCTCCTCTGGTTCTTCTTCCGGGTGACAGCCGCCTTGCATAAGGATGCCCTCCGCATCATCTCTTCCTGTACCCTGTAGAACAGCTCCTTCGGGATAATCGCCTCATGGTCATCTTCCACATAATACTGCGGTACGATTCCAGTGTTCTTGACTTTCTTTTTTGTCATGAAATCCACCGTATAGGTTTTCTGCAGTAATGCATCTCCCATGTATTTTTCATTGCGGAGCATTTTGTCTATTACCGTGGAATGCCATTTGTCCTGCCCTGTGGCGGTCTTGATTCCCTGCTCTTCCAGATGCTTTGCGATCTTCCCGGTACTGTAGCCCTCCAGATAAAGCCGGAAAATCAGCTTTACGATCTCTGCCTCTTCGGGTACGATGACCAGGTCACCATCCTCGTTTTTGGTGTATCCCATGAACTTTGTGCAGTTTACGATGACCTTGCCTTTTTCAAATTTCCTCACGACTCCCCAGCGGATGTTCTCACTGATGTTGCGGCTCTCCTCCTGTGCCAGACTGCTCAAGATGGTAATAAGGATTTCGCCGGTTCCCTCCAGTGTATTGATCCCCTCTTTCTCGAACACCACCGCCACGTTCTTTTCCTTCAGTTTTCGGATGGTCACCAGCGAGTCTACCGTGTTCCTCGCAAACCTGCTGACCGACTTTGTAAGGATCATGTCGATCTTTCCGGCAAGGGCATCCTGTATCATGGCATTAAAGTCTGCCCTCTTTTTGGTGTTTGTTCCACTCTTTCCGTCATCCGCATAAATGCCGGCATTTTTCCAGTTTTCGTTTTCGGATATCTTGCTGGTATAATACTCCACCTGTGCCTCATAGCTGCTGTCCTGCTCTTCCAGTTCCGTACTGACACGGCAATAGGCAGCGACCTTCATTTTCTTCTCTGACAGTTTCACATTCCGGTCATACTGCACCTTGGCAGGTATCATGCTGATCTTTTTTGCTGTTTCTGCCATCTGCTCTCCCTCCTAATCCTTGTATCCGGCTGTGACACGGCTCCCATTGATAAGCTCTACTTCTGCCATGTTTCCACCATGCACCCAGATGCGTGCGATTATTTTTCTATATAAGTTTTCATCAAATGTTTCCAGTTCCTTTTTTCCTGCAAGGATGTTTTTGATCTCCTCTGTCCGGAACTCCCCATCCCTGACCTCCAGCGTCCGGTATCGTTCCTCTGCCCTTTCATAGAGCAGTTTCATCAGGTCTGTTTCTGTGCGTTCCTGTTCTTCTTTCATCCGCTGCAGGTTCCGCTCCAGAACCCGGTACTGAGGGCTGACCTTTTCCTCCTGCCTGTGTACCCGGAGCAGGCCTTTGTTTCGTATCACTGCATTGATGGCTTCTACACACACCTGCTTTGCCTGCCCGTCTGTAATAAAACTGTTCCTGCAGTTTTTTGCTCTGCCAGTCACATAGTTCCTGCACTTCCACTTGGCAGTGCCGCCACGCTCTTTTTTGTGGTTCGGCTGGATATGGCTGCATACTGCCCCGCATTCTGCACACCAGATGACACCTCCGAAAAGGATTCTTTCATCCCTGCCGGGCCGGTGGTCTGCCCTTCCAAGCTCTGCCCTCACCTTTTCCCGTCTGCGCTGGACTCTCTCAAACAGTTCCTCTCCTATGAGCTGCGGATAGTATTCTGTGCCAAGGTAGCTTGGGTTTTCCAGTATCCTGCCAATGGATGCATGGGTCCAGGACACTTTCCCTTTTGCATTGCATATGTTTCTCCCTTTCAGGTTCTGGGCGATCCTGCCTGCCGCCACTCCGCTGTCATAGTCTGTAAATATCTGTTCCACAATCTTTCTTTGCTCTTCGCAGATGGTGATTTTTCCATCCACAACTTTATAGCCGATTGGCATGTGCCACTGCATCCTGTCCACCTCCCCTCTCCGTCAGTTTCAGTCCGTTGTACAGGCAGAAGGTGATGTCGTGTTCTTTGGAGACCACGATCTTCTCCGCTGTCATTTTAAACAGTTGCTCGTCAAACTCCTCCCTTAATCCGTCCTGTTCTGCAATCAGTTGGATAAGCTGTTCGGTCCGTACAATTTCTTTTGTCCTCCGCAGCTTTCTGGTCAAAAGTGTCTTTTTTCTTCTGCATTCCGTCAGCTGCCAGCCAAGCTTGCTACTGCTCTCCATAAAAAGAGCAGAGTCCATATATCCTTTCCTCATGACTTGGTTTAGGATTTGGCTCTGCCCGCTTATATCTTTGATTTCCTTATCCAGTTGTCTGATTTCCTCACTGTCCTGCCTTGCTGCCACAAGTTCCGTCAGCCCTTTTAACAGCGGCTCTAATATCGTTCCCTGATTGGTGTACAGCTTGTTCCACATGTCTGTAAAAGCCCGGTGCAGCACATCCTCCCGGATGGCTTTCATGCAGCAGCTCTCTTTATCCTCCACATGTCCGCTGCACGTCCAGATGATTTTTTCATATGGTTTCCCGATGTAGATTTTCTGCCGCCGGAAGGTTCTTCCGCACTCTCCGCAGATGATTCTGCCGGAAAACAGGTATCTTTTGGTGTAGTCACTCTTGTTCATGTGCAGTACATCCACCCGGTATGCCATCAGGTTGCGTACCGCTTCTGCCTCCTCATGTGTGACGATTGACGGATGGCTGTCTTTGATGAGATACTGGTTTCTCTGTCCGTTGTTTACCCTGCGGACAAATGGGAACCTTGTTTCTGTATATGTCCTCTGCTGAAGCATATCTCCCTCATAAATGGGATTTTTCAGAATGTCCTGTATCACCCCGTCCTGCCACTTTTCTGCACCCCGGATTGTTGGAATGCCTTTCTGGTTCAGTGCCTTTGCTATCACATACACTCCCATGCCGTTTAAGTAAGACTCATAAATCCACCTTACGGTTTCTGCCTCGGATTCTATGATGACTAAATTTCCATCCTCGTCTTTTCCATAGCCATACGCTGGCGTCGATATGATATAGGTTCCATCCTGAAAGCGTTTCTGTATCGCCCATCGGTTGTTGCTTGAGATGTTTTCTGATTCCCCCTGCGCCACCGATGCCAGGATGGTAATGAACAGCTCGCTTTTTTCTGACAGCGTGTTGATATTCTCTTTTTCAAAGTAGATTCCAACGCCAATCTCCTTCAGCTTTCGGATGGTCTGGATGCATTCCACCGTATTTCTTGCAAATCTTGTGATGGATTTCGTAAGGATCAGGTCGATGTTCCCATCCTCACAGTCTGAAATCATCATCTGGAACTCATCCCTGTGCTTTACGTTTGTTCCGCTGATTCCTTCATCCGCATACACCCCTGCAAACTCCCACAGGGGGTTGCTCTCGATTTTTTCTGTATAGTACTCGACCTGTGCAGTATAGGAAGTTGCCTGTGCCTGACTGCCGGTACTGACTCTGGCATATCCGCACACTTTCAGCCTGCGTTCTTCCTGTGTATGTTTCTGCGCTTTTGCTGCCTTTATGACAGTCACTTTTTTTGCCATGCTTTTTTCTCCTTTCCCAGTATTTTCAAGGGTTTGCACTCCCTGTCAGCAACATACACTACCACATAGTCCTTTATATATCCAGTGTTATTACAGATATACTTTTGCTAATTCCGGGGAGAAAGTCTTGACATTCAAAACCCGGATTTTTTCCCATTCCTCCTCGGTTAACAGCTTATCTTCATGCATCCTTTTTAAGAGAAATTCGGCAATCTTATACCGCACCTCATTCGCTCCGCCTTCCATCATCTTTTCCCTTTTTCCTCCCGCAATTTAAGAACGTTAAATTCATTCTCACAAGCCAAACACTTTTGCCCAGAAGAAACACCTTTACATCATCCCGATTTCAGCCATGGTTGCAGCCTCATCTTCTTCCCGGAAATACTGTTCCGATACATCCCTGCTGACTGAAAGCACCTCTCCCGCGTCCTTTTCTCCCATCTGGATCGGGATTAAGAACGGATGGATTTCCTTACAGAATTCCTGATTGGGACAGCTATTGATAAAATAGCCGCAGGTATCTAATATCAGCCTGTCACACATATCTGTGATGACGATCTTTTCGGCTTCAAACATGTGGCTGCCGATATAATTTGCGATATTTTCTGCCGTGGTCGAGATATAGTCCTCTTTCCGCTCCCCTCCATCACTCGGATAAAGATAGGCATATCCTGCCCTCTCCGTTTCAAAAATCCTTAACATCATTTCGGTATCTTCTTTCTTCATCTCCTGTTTTCCTCCATTCCCCATTTTTCAGCTTTTCTTAACTCCACAAGAATACGGCGGAAGTTCCCCTCCGCCGCATGGTTTCTGTAATTAAGTCTTACTGCCATAATCCTTCACTTCATAAATAAAAAGTGTCTGTCCCTATTCGTCACTACTCCCCGGAACCAAAACGCCGCCAAAACAGAGAAGAAAAAATCCCAAAGCCGGCATTTCATGGGCAGTCAGTCCAGACTGTCTTTGGTCCCTGCCACTCGGACAGGCAGACATCACAGGTATCTCACCTCCACCACTGCGTGCTGGCTAATCTCAAGGTGTATCATTATAGACCATTCCCCTCTTCGCGCCTGTCCACCACAGACAGGCTGTACCCCGGCTTTCCCGCTCGGCTCCTTAGATGCGATCTTTTTCACAGCATGGCTGGCAGAAAGAACATCTGCCCGATTGCTGCAGGAGTGTCACTGCGCCCCGGTTACGGCTCATGAAACGGCTAACGTATCTGAACTGCTGGATATGGCTGGCAGGATATGGCGTGATTCCATCCTGCGCTCGGAGCCCTGCATTCCTCTCCGGCATTTTTCAATGTGCGTTTTGTCTGCCTGTGTCGTATCCACACACGAGACATGAGAGGATTCCCGGAAGAGACCATCTGTCCAGAAAAAGTTCCTCTCATAAGGTACTCACAGAAAAACACGTTTTGAGGGGGTATTAATCAAAATATTTTTTTATTTTCTTTACCGCACCGTTTATGCTCTCCCGGATGTTCTTCTCTCCGACCCCTTCTTTCGCTGCAATCTGCCGGTATGTCATGCCCTCAAAAAAATAAAAATGCAGCCGCTCTCTCTGCACTGGGGTGAGTGACTGCATTGCTTTCTGCAGGGTTTCTATTTCCATCTGCCGGATGACCGTATCCTCTACCGATTCCCCGGTCAGCTCCACCAGCTCTTCCGTTTCTCCTTCTGTATATCCGTCCTTGGTCGTATGTCTGATATCCCGCATTTCCTGTGCGTGGGCTTCTTTGCGGAACGTATCGGCAAGTGCCTCGTAGACTTCTCTGGTCACATAGGTGTATTCCAGCTCACCAACTGCATCTTTATAAAAATCCTTGACTCTGATCCTGATCCATTCTGACATTCAAATGTCCTCCATTTCGTAATTTTTTTGAAATGAAGGACATCTGGCGGACCTCTGGGTTCTGCTTTACTGGAAAAAGACAATAAAAAAAGGTGCTGTTCCCATGCAAAATAAAGCATGCAAAACTGCACCCGGATGTTATCCTTATGAACTTTTCCCTTTCTGCCGCCCCCTGCAATCCGGTGCGGCATGAATTCCCCAAAACATGCCACGCCTTTCTTCTCCTAAGCCTTTTTGCGGTACTATACTTGGAAAGAAAGTGCGCTTCAATATAAGTGTAATAAGTCTTACGGTACCTATAATAAGTTACCGTCTTGGATTGTCATCCCTCCTGTTTTCCAGAAAAAAAGTCCCTTCCGTTTGTTCGGAAAGGACTATCCATTTTCGGTATGCGACTGTATCCATAGCTGTGCTTTTCCTACGATCATGAACAGTGCCGTGATGCAGATGCCCGTATAAACAGCGTAAGCATACGGTATCTGGCCTGCATACCACAAAATGCCAAGCACAGCCAGTTCCAAGACTGCGATCAGCCTTGCTTTTCTGCCAAAATGCTTTTGTTCCTCTTTATCCAGTTTCCGGTTCTTGCTGTGCATGGGGCTGAGTAAAAAAATGATCCCTGCGGACACCAGCAATACTGCCAGCAGCCTTGCCAGCGATGTCTTGTAAAACACAGCCTGTGTATAAACCGGAACCAGCAGCACCAGATTGGAACCAAGATAACAGAAAATCCTGCTGTCTGAGTGATATCCACCGGTATAGCTGCGAAGAACCATAAAAGAAAGGGTAAACACTGCCACAACCGCCAGTTGCTCTGTGAGCAGACCGATGACCAGTGCCGTCACAACGTTTAGAAGCAGGATCATACCATTGCGTATTCCAAACTGGTATAATTCCTGCTCCTCCTCTTTTATGATTCCCCGCTCAACCATACGGTGGCTGAGCCATTTCGTCATGATTTAAAACCTTCTGAGTTTTTTGGAATCTTCCGGCATCTTGTCCTGTCCGAAATACCACATGCAGGAACGGTTGGTTGCCATGGTTGTCACCATGAGTGCCAGTGCTGCCATCACACTCATGGATTTGCTGCTCAGTCGGTACATCCAGTTTCTTTTCTTCATTTTTAGTAAAACCCTCCTTTTTTTGATGTTTTCACTCTAACAGTTTCTGTACAGAAATCAATCTATCTGTAACAAGTTGCAGGTTTGCTGTAATAAGTTGCAGTCTCACTCCAGTTTTGCAACTCCGTTGAGCAGAAGGACTGCCTCAAAATGTTCCCCCTGATCTTTTAACAGAAGCTCCCCGCCATATTTTTCTGCCACTTTCCGCACCGAACGGATTCCCCTGCCGTGTTTTATTTTATCTTTTTTGTTTGTCTGTTGATAGGAACTTGTCCCGGATGGCTTGCTGTTCTTAATGGATAAAAGCAATCTGCCCTCCTGAAACTTTGATTCCACATGAACATACCGTTTTTCCTGTTCCACTGCCATCGCCGCCTCTATCGCATTATCCAGAAGATTCCCATACAGAACACCCATGTCCCCGATATCCACGGATACTCTCTGGGGGAGCAGCGTTGTAACCTGCATCGGTATCTCTTTCTCTTTTGCCTTTATGCTTTTTACTTTTAGTATGGCATTCACCACCGGATTTGCAGAATAGATGATCTCTTCTGCCAGCCGGATATCTCCCAATACTTCCTGCAGTCTGTCCTTGATCAGTTCCGCACTTCCCTGTTCTGCCGCTGCGAGCAGTCCCGTCAGCCTGTTCTTCATATCATGCCGGATGTCCTGTATCTGTTCCTGATAACGTTCCATGTCCTGATAGTATTCGTTCCGGTATAAGATTTCCCTCTGGATCATTTCCTCTTCGTACTGTTTTTCCTCCACTGTTGTGTACTTTTCAATCATCAGAAAGATGATATAGTTTGTGATGATAATGACAAAGATGATACACATGCACAGCACCACCATCTGTGCCGAGATTAATTCTTTTGCAACTTCTATCAGTAAAAAACAACTGATCAGGCTGCATAATGGAATAAGTGCCAGCGCATAACTGGTTTCCTTTGGCATACTCGACACCTTTACATTCTTTCCCGCTTTCAGCCTGCAAAAGACTTCCACAATCGCAAGCCGGAATATCACCACTAGGAATGCAGAAAAATAATAGATAACAACATCATCCTCTACTATCTGTTCCATAAATACTTTGCTAAACAGATAACCTGCCGGTTCACTAATACCCATAATCCCCATATACAGCAAAACCGCAATCAGCCTGCTTACAATCCCTGCCTCGTACTGGCAGACATATACACAGAGAATCGCAACCATCGTCACAAAATTCAGCCAGCTTATCCCCATCTGGTTCACCGCACTTCCAATCAGCTCGCACACTATCAGCAGAAGAACAGAAAACTCCATGGAAGTTTTTCTGTTTCCGATGAACTCCTCTAAATACCTGCGGTAAATGCAGAGGTCAAAAAGATTTATGACAAGCCTCACCCCATATAATGCCATGTCACATTCCTCCCTGCACAAACGCTATGTGCTTTTTCGTCAGCTCCTTCCGGTACCCTCTTGTCACTCCCAGCTCTGTGCCGTCTGTAAGCATGACCATGCCGCTGGATACGGAATGAACATGTTTCAAATTAACGATAAAAGAGCCATGAACGGCTGCAAACATGCGCTCATCCAGTTTCTCCCATATTTCATTCAAATTCATGTTGGACTGATATTTCATTTTCTTTGTGTGGATAATCGCCTGACGCCCACGCTTTTCCAGATACAGGATTTCGTCAAACTTCAGACTGTACCGCACCCTGCGGTAACTAAATGAAAAACTCTGATTGGTCAGATTCAGATAGGTTCCTGCCTTCTCAAACAGCACACGGAGCCTTTCTTCTGAGATTGGTTTTGGAATAAAATCAAATGTGACAACTTCAAATACACTTGGCATGTATTTGGTATAGCTGGTAAGAAACACCAGCAATGCTTTGGAATCTGTCTCACGGATCTGTTTTGCCACCGCAAGTCCGTCCATTCCAGGCATCTCAATATCAAGAATGTACATATCCGGCTTTTGCTCCGCATCTGCACATTCCCTCAATAATTCTTCCGGTCTGGTATAAAACACATACTCCACCGCATAGTCGATCATACGCAGTGTATAGCGTCTGATCCTTTCAATGTCCTGCTGATTATCATCGCAGATTGCTACCCTCATAAATCGTCTCCTTCTCAAAATATATTGATCAAATATACATCCCGGAGACTGTGCTGCTTTAACGGCCTGTCATCAGCTTTCTCATATACGCAAGCATACGGTCTATAAATGCATCCCGTTCCTCCCTGCTACAGTTTGCAAGGAACAGTTCAATATCAACCTTATGATTTGTATCCCCCGTAACCAGATAAGTCGGCTCAATCCTGTACTTCTCATACAAGATCAGCATTTTCTCCGGCTGTAAACCATAGACACCACTTTCGATTTTGCGATAATGCTCTACCCCTACATCCAGCGTCTCTGCAAAAACTTCCTGCGTATATCCACTGTTTTCTCTGGCGGTTTGCAACCTTTTTCCAATCTGTATATTGATTTCCTTCTTCTCTGTTTTCATGGAATTCACCTCGCTTTTATGGTAATGATACCAACGAGAAATACCCGAAAACAGATTGTAATACAACACTTCAAAAGTCGTATTGCGACATATCCCCATAAACGAAAAGTGAGCAGCAGACACCAATCCGCTACTCGCCTTCTATCTTTCTTTATTCTAATTACATTTCCTGTTATTCCACCAGTTTCCCAAGCACCACATGATTATATTGGTAACTCACAATCCTTTAGCCAAAATCGCAGTTCCATAACAGTCACAGCAATTTTATATTTTACTTCAATTTCAACTTTTTCTGGCGGATTGGCTAAAAGCCTGTCAATATCCTGTTCCTCAACATCAGCCATTTTTGCTATCGTTAGCTTGGATATGCCATGATAGGAAACAAGCACTTCCAAAAAACCGCTTAATTGCTTATCCTTATCTTCAATCGCTCCAAAATACAGAAATCCTGCTTTACTAAGTATTTTAAGACGCAATGCAGGATCATCTGGCAAACATTCCACATTGCCCATTACTACTCCATCTATTGTTTCTTCAGTTATTTCTAAATATTTTGAAAGAGTATTTTTATTAAAACGATACTCCTCAATTAAAAAAGTCAACATTTCTGAAATATTTTTTGTTTTTATCATATTTGTGCCCTAACACATTGTTTCTTTACTCTATCAACAATTTATCCAGCAACATCTGCCTATTGTTTATAAACATTTCTGTCACTTGATAACTCTCTGTTTCTTCATATTCACATAAATGTATGCTTCCATTATCAAAACAATAGATATCTGCATCCGGTATGCCTAACAGAATAGGCGAATGTGTAACTATAAAAAATTGCGCTCCCTCTTTTGCACATCTATATATTTGCATTAACAATGTAAGCTGTCTCTGAGGTGACAATGCAGCTTCCGGTTCATCAAAAAGATACAAACCATTTGGCCGCAAATTATTCTGTGCTAACGCAAGAAAACTCTCTCCATGTGACTTCTCGTGATATTTAGCCGAAGGATGTTTAAAATCTGCATATTCTTCTTCCTGCGTTGCAACATTATAAAAACTTTCGGCTCTAAGAAAGTATCCCCATTTTTCCTTCCGATAGCCTTTTGAAATTCTTATCACATCACATAATTCTGAATGTGTATCATGCGTGGAAAAAACATAATTCTTTGTTCCACCCTCAGGATTAAAACCATGTGCTACGGCAATTGCCTCCAATAAAGTGGATTTGCCACTGCCATTTTCTCCAACAAAAAAAGTAACCGGTTTGTTGAAATCAAGTTTTTTAACACCCCCAAAAGCCTCAATTCTCTTTAAATAACTATCGTTATCAATTCTATCCCAATCGAATATGACTCCTTGTATAAATTGATCGTTCATCTTATCCAAACTCCGTTAATTACGTGATACTTCATAATCACCGAATCTGTTATTGATTCCTGTTTCATACGAATACCATCGCGTAAATACAGACATATTTCTCAGGAAATTTTTGACTTTAGAATTGTCTTTAGTATCCGAATAATAATCTTCCATTAAATCCCATACATTACGGATTTCGCCTTCCGATCCGGTGCGTAATGTCTGAAATGGGACGTCTAAATCGAAATTGCTCTTTCCGATTGTTATTTTCAGATTACCATTAAATTTATTTTCCTCTGTAAAAGACGTTACCTGTTCCTTAAAAAACATCTTAAAATTCTCAGGCGGTATCGTTGATTCCTTTGCCAGACTGCTCCTTCCGACCTGATTTCTGAAATCCGAATTCCATATACTGTTAAAATCAAAACCACCGTCTAACGTAAGGCTAGAATTTGCTTCGATTTCATCACAGTCAATCCCGTCCAATTCCCATTTTTCCGTCATCTTCCGGACAGATTCTCTTAATGCCGCATTGGTGTCATTGCATTGATAGTAATAATCTGAATTATAATAAGTCCAATCACTGTGACCATCAGAATAGTATTTTTCATTCAATGCTTTTCCTTCCTGATAGTTCGCCTGACCTGCCGCCCTTGCATTTTCTTTTGCAAAAACCTCATACATCTCACTTACAATCTGCGTATTATCTGCTTCATTGGTTCCGGATGTCTGATGCTGCCCGGTCCTGTAAGTACGCATGGAAGTACAGCATTTCTCAAAATAAGAATCAAGATCCTCTCTGCTCACCTTTCCAGCATAAAAATCCTGCATATAATCCGAAATCTCTTTCTGCATTGCATAGCCAAAAGAATCTCCGAATGTGCTTTTCGGCATGCCTGTCACTACATTAAATTTTTGATAGCAGTCACATACATATACCAGTGGTTCTGTCATTTTCTCAAAGGTGTCTTTCCGGGTTTGAAGTTCTTTTTCCAACTCCTTTACTTTTTCTTTGTATTCATCATATTTACTTGTATCATTTACAATATTATTTACATTGTTTGAAGCAAGAGTTCCAATGTGAAGGGTACTATCACTCATATGTTATCTCCTAAATAATTTTATATATGTCTCATCGTTGTCATTTTCCGTTTCTGTTCCAGTCAATTATAACTTTTCCAATCTTTCCAGAAACGCAACATAGAATTCTCTCTCTTTCATACAAGCCCTCTGAACTTCTATGCTTTTCGGAACATATTCCAGTGGATGGTCTAAATTATATAAAGCCTGTTTCGTTGCCTGAATTGCAGATTCTGTTGTGTTGCCCAAAATGTCGATGTTATCCACATCGCCCTCTCCCTTCATCTGCTTATTCAGCCTTTGTACCATCATCTGTGATATATGGCTCAACATTCCGTTTTTCTTTATTCCCATACCATTCGCATTTACTTCCTTCGCTGCTTCCATCCATGCATCTTTTACATCCTGCGGAGCATTCGGACCAATCATATCAAATGCTTTTTCGTTAAAATCCGTATCTTCCATATATGGATTTATACTCTCATTTTCCTGTTTGGCACGTTCTGTACTAAATTGAGGAATATCATTCTGTCTGCGTCTGTTTTCATATGGCACACCATTCATAGAATAGTTGGAACTAATCTGCATATATCAATACTCCTTTTTATTTGAATTGCATTATTATCATTAGGCTTTCGCTTCAAAAACTGGTCTTTTCTCCAGATAATCCGGTAGTTCTTTTAATTCAGAATTCATACCATTCTTTACGGCATTATATTCCTTCCAGTAAATGGAATAGAATTCATCTTTTTTTGTAAGTTCTGCCGGAGTCATTTCATACCCCCAGCCAGCACCGGTATTTAACAATACATTCACACCCTGACTCTGAATTTGAACACCATAACCTCCCGATGTTAAAATAGTGAAATTTAATGTTCCGCCTCCTGCCAGTGCAATCTGCTTATCTGCAAGATTCTGATTTTTTCCCTCTGCCTGTTCCAAAAAATCCAGTAAGGTTAATTCTCCAATCCCTTTACATTTTGGATTGGTATTTTGATTTTTCATTGCACTTTTTGCCTGTTGGTATAACTGCTTTCTATCCGGTGCAACCTCTGACAAATATTCTGCCCTTAACTGCAATACCTGCCTTGAAATAGCGTCTTGTTCTGTCTTATCAGTAGCATTGACAGCCTTTTGTGCCAGTTTCTTAATCTCACTCACAAATTCAGTCTGCGTTCTTGTACTTTTTCCTTTCGATGGAATATAAGACCAGTTTGGTTCTCCATTACTACCAGAAGTAATTAACTGTTCCCTTCCAACTGTTCCTATATTTGAAAAAGAGATTCCCATAAATCCACCTCACGGTTCATAAATAAATCTATCTATAACTTTATATCTACTGACTTTCTGCCACTCTACTCTCTGGTGATGCCATACTATGCACCAATTAGATATTTTTCTTTTATCAAATCCTCTTATGCCTTAATATCAAAACTTGATCTATCAGGTGCAGAAATACTCACAGATTCTGCTACAAGGCTTTGTGTCATACTTTTTACATCAGTACCAGTTACGGATAAGGTATAATCACCCATTTCCTTTCTCTCTGCCGATTTTTCTGCACGTTTCTTTGCAGCTTTTTCTTCCTCTGCTTTTTTAGCAGCTCTTTTCTCTTTTACTTTTTCCTCTTTTTCTCTGTTCTCTTTTGCTTTTCGTTCAGCATTCTCTTTCGCTATTTTCCCATCTGGATCATTTGTACCAGATATTGCCACCGAAATATTTCCGTTTTCATCAACATTATAACTCAGATTTGTCAAAGTGCCCAAACATCCATTAACCGCACTTTTTGCACAATCTGGAATGGCTGCTAAGTTTTCCTCCAGATACTTTGCTTTTTCCGGATCATTCATACACTTCTGTAAAAATGCACTTGAAACAGATACTGTTGTCGGAACCCCTTGCATTGAAGTCGTTCCCGTATTCATATAATGGTATTTTCCTTGCAAGTATTTTGAATAATCATTTACATTGCTATACCCCGTCTTAATCTGCTCTGTTTTTGTCACACCGGGACGTGATGTTTTTAATTCAACTGTACTTGTTGTCACGTTGCCGTCTTTTGTATT